GTGGAACGAGCGAAGCGGGAAACACTGACGGAAACGGTCACGGCGGCGACGGATTTGACGCTTCGGCCTTCCGTGGCGAATCCGCGGGAACTACGCGCTATGGCGGCGGCGGTGCCGGTCAAGGTGGCACGGCTGGAGATGGTGGCGGCGGCGCTCCTCAAACAGCAGGCGGAACGAACACTGGTGGCGGCGGCGGTGCAGGTGCAGCCAGCACTAACAATGGCGCTAATGGCGGTTCCGGTATCGTTCTCGTAAGATTCAAGGCGTAACTATGGCACATTTCGCAAAAGTTGAAAACGGAATCGTCTCACAAGTAATCGTTGTGTCTAATGACGATTGTGGCGGCGGCGATTTTCCAACATCCGAATCAGTCGGTCAAACGTTTATTGCATCTATCGGCCTTGCTGGCGAATGGTTGCAAACTTCATACCACGCCAATTTTCGCGGCAAGTACGCAGGCATTGGTGACATTTGGGATGGGACGAACTTTATTTCATCAGTGGAGCCTGAATGAAGTGGGCACCGATACTCGAAGACTGGTTGAAAGCTTTCGTCGCTGGAAGCGCCGCCGTGCTTATCACAAGCAACTACAACGTAGAAAACGCGCTAAAGGCAGGGATAGCAGCAGTCCTGCCAATGATCTACGCTTGGGCAAACACTAAAGACACGCGGTACGGACGCAAGTGAAATACCCGGTCAAGCCAGTNGTACTACCTGCTGACCTTCGAGGCGTGCAACCGGGCCGATTGCCTGCCTACCTGCTCAAAACAATTCGGCCCTATGGGCAACTGCATCCTTTGGCGGCTCAGGCGTGGGAGGCTATGCGTCGAGCAGCACACGCTGACGGCATCAGGCCGTTCAAGCCGACGAGCGTTGCCGACACATACAGGAGCCTTGAAACGCAGGAACGCGGTTTTTTGGCCCGATACACCACAGCACCTATCCCAACCACGTCAGTACGCACCTACAAAGGTCAGAAGTACTACTTGAAGCCCGGCATGGCACCAATGGCTACGCCCGGCTCAAGTATGCACAATTACGCTTTGGCGGTCGATGTCAGTGAGGCCAGCGGCGATCGACTCAAATGGATGCTCGCCAACGCAGACTGGTACGGCTTCTGCTGGGAACTGCAATCAGAGCCTTGGCACATCAGGTACTACACAGGGGACAAGGTACCCTTGAAAGTGCAGCAGTTTGTGAGCCTGCATGCCGACCGAGATTTACGTAGCGCTAATTAGCGGTATAGCCATCATCTGCGCAGCTGTCCTGCCAGCCATACTGATTGAGCGTGCACGCAAAGAAAATGCTGATGATCACGCATACGTCCGCAAGGTACTTACTAGGGTGGAACACAAAATAGACAACCACCTGGAGGATCACAGCAATGGCTTTGCGCGACGAAATAGAACCAAGACAAAATAGATTGCACGACCTAGGCGTTTGGATTGATGCACAACCAAACGGTGAGGAATGGTACGACCTGATTTACAACTTGGATTACAGCAACCACTCGATAGCCCGGCTGCTTACCAAACATGGGTTCAAGTGCGATTGGAACGTCGTGTACCGATTTAGGCGCAAGCATGTCTCTAAGTAACGAGATTGCTCAGGAGCAGACGCTCGAGCAGTTGCGTGAGGCGCTGAAGCGTTCTCAGCAGCAGTACGCCAAGCTCAAGGTCAAGAACGATGAGCTGGTGCAGGCTGTGTATCAAGCCGCTAAGGACGCAAGCCTCGGTACGCCACCAGTCAAGGTCAAACCACCGACGAAGGACACTCGCAAAGGCAAAGCCGAGGTCGCAGTGATTCACTGCACCGATTGGCAGCTCGGTAAGAAGTCTGTGTCGTACGGCTCGGAAACATGCGGTCAACGCATAGATCGCTTCATTGACAAAGCACTACACATTACTGACATTCAACGCAAACATCACCCGGTACGCGAAGCAGTGCTAATGCTTGGCGGTGACATGGTGGAGGGCATGGGCATTTTCCCCGGTCAGGCGTACGAGGTGGACAGCCACCTATACGAGCAACTGTTTGAGGTGTCCAGGCTGATTGCCAAAACGGTGACCACACTTGCCAGCAACTTCGAGACAGTGCGCGTGGTGTGCGAATACGGCAACCATGGGCGCATTGGTCGGTACGGCGAAATGCCAAAGGGTGACAACGTAGATCGAATCTCGTATGAGATTGCACGCAATAAGGTCGGTCACTTGGTCAAGGATTGGCAGTCATCTGATGCTTGGTATCAGATTGTCAAGATTGGCAACTACAAAGCGCTACTTGTGCATGGCGATGAAATCAAAAGCTTTGGCGGTAACACGCCAGCCTTCGGCATCCTGCGCAAAGTCAACGCATGGGCGGCTGGCGTTATTGAGGATTTTCAAGATTGTTACATGGGACACTGGCACACACCAATGAGTTTGACCATGAGCAATGGAGGTCGTATTTTCGTAACAGGTAGCCCCGAAAGCCAAAATGAGTACGCTCGAGAGTTCGTTGCAGCAACAGGCATACCAAGCCAACGGCTGCACTTCGTTGACCCAGACAAAGGCCGGGTAGCGGCGGAGTACGTGGTATGGCTGGATTAGACGGAGCCATCGTCCAGGTGACGTGGCATGACGCTCACAGCCTTGACAACAACGAATGGCACGAACTAGGCGACATTGATGACCAGCCACTGGTATGCGTGTCCGTGGGCATCTTGAAGCGGTACAAGCGTCACTGCGTACTGATACAGACCTGCACAGCCGATCAGGGTGCCGACAACGTGCTACTCATACCGTGGGGAATGGTACGAAAAGTAGAGAAGTTGAGCATCCCACACAAGCGACGAAAGAGCCGCTAAGGTCAAAACAGGCTTCTGGAGGGGCCTACACATGACACACAACCTGATTACCTACGAAGTCCTCACCGGGCTTTGTCCAGATACAGCGCAACAATTCCACTTGGTAGTGTTCAGGAACGCTGAAGGCGAGGTCGTAAAGGCCCAGCTGCGTTACCGATTCAACGCTGACGAGGATTGGAGCGAGCCATCAAAACTGACCCATCAGCCTCGCATCGACCCGGAACACCCGAGCGTCGCATGAATCCCCTAGCAGTAATCGCCTTGGCTTTGTCCGGGCTATTTGGCGTGACCCTGGCTGTTACGTCCGACCCACAAACCGACACCATCGGGCTGGTGTCCGAGTCCACCGTGTACACGGCTCCCCTTTCGGGCACGGTGGACTTGGACACCGCTTCAGACGCGTCAGGAAGCCCTGAGAGCGTCGTAACGACCATGCCCCCATACACAGGCCCAGGCTGCCGAGAATGGGCTGATACAGCCTTGCGAGCAGGCTTTGTGGTTGATGACCTATGGCTAGCACTGCAGGTTGCAGAGCTCGAGTCAGCCTGCCTGCCCAATGCCATCGGTGATAATGGGCAGAGCTTCGGCTTGATGCAGATTCATACGCCATCATGGTGCCAACCCAACAAATACTGGCCTCGCGGCTATTTGCAGACCAAGGGCATGATTGATGACTGCGCTGAGCTGTTTGACCCATTGACCAACTTGTGGGTGGCATGGCACATCGCAACGAATTACGGCTGGGAGAACTGGAGCACGTACAACAATGTCGTGGGCTGATCACTTCTTTGCGTCAGTGTTCACTGGGTACATCGTCGCATGCGTGTACTACATTGTCAAAACCACCGAGAGGAAAAAGTGAGCAGCAACATTGACCCGGGCGATGCCGCGTATCGAGCATGGCAACTCACCAAAAACGGTGAGCGCATGGAACAGTACGGTCACCCATTCACGGACTACACGATGGTGCGTCGTATCTTTGGTGTGCTCACTAATTTCAAGCACAACCTGACGGTGCAAGAGGCGATCATGTTTATGGTGGCAGTCAAATTGGCTCGGCTAATGAAAAGCTTGGACAACGAAAAAATGCACGAGGACTCACTCGTAGACGCAATCGGCTACCTCAACTGTTTGCACATGGCTGACGCACGCGATCAACTGCTCGATGCCCCACTACACGTGGTTGGAGACATGGAAATTTGGCGCGATAAGCCCACAAAGGGTAAAACCTTGTGGTCACGATTTAAATCTTATTACAAGGCGCAACAATGACAAGCCCACAGAAGCGTAAAGGCCATGCAGCAGAGCTTGCAGTAGTCAAATGGCTACGAAAGTACGGAATCAAAGCAGACCGTATCCAAGCAGGTACCCACGATGACAAAGGCGATG